AACAACAGACAACTTTAAGTTAACTAAAGGAAACCAAATGGACACTAAAGAAGCTATTAACTCTATTCGAATTAATGAAGTAGGGTATGATGAGTTATGTCTTAAATATGGGAAGCATTTAGTCGATAAAGAAATAGAATTAGAGCTTGAAAGTAAAGACTTAGCTTATCAAGCTTTCATGTCTAAAATTAATAAGGCCAGAGAGAATAAAACTTTAGCTGACACTGGTACGACTAAAGTTTTACTTAAGGAAGCCCTTCCGGCCTTTTGTAAGGGACTAAAAGATTTCTACACTAAAGCTGATTCAGGTAAACCGGGGAAACGCCATATTTGTGCTGTAGTCTTAAAACAGTTAGAGATTGAGCATGTTGCTTTCTTGTCTCTCAGGTCTATTCTTTCTAATGCTATTCCTCAGGTAAACCTTACGTCCCTTGCGAAAGAACTAGGTACTGAGTTGGAATTAGAGCTTAAGTTCCAAGATGTTTTGTCTACTTTGTCTGAGAAAGAGAAGTCTCAATTTCAGGTCAATCTAAACAAGCGTATTGGTATGTCTTTCAAGGAAGCCTTTGTTCGAGCAAAGGACAACTATCTTTCTGATGAAGGACGTAAAGAGAAGTGGGAGAAATGGAGTGATTCTGTACGAGTTAACTTAGGCATGAAGTTAATTGATATCTTCATTGTGTCTACAGGTCTGGGTAAGATCTCTAAGTACTCCAAGAGTGGGAGCTATAACATCACCTACCGTTTTGAGATAGCTCCTGAGATTGTCCAGTATATAGCTCACAATGATAAGGAAATGGCTGATTTGCTCTTCAAGAACAGACCTATGGTCATCCCTCCCAAGCCTTGGACTAATCCTATAAATGGGGGCTATTACATCAATCTCAAGAGACCTATCCCTTTAGTTCGTCTTAATGAAAAGACTGTTATGGACCTCTATGGAGATCTCGATATGCCTGACGTCTACAAGGCTGTTAACGCTATCCAAGAGACCCCTTGGAGGATCAACCAAAGGGTACTCAAGGTAGCTCAGGAGATCTCTAAGTGGAAGCATATCCCTGAGGGACTTGATATGCCTTTGGCGGAACCTGAGGAGCCTCCAGTGCGCCCAGAGGCAGCAGATAAGGATCCTAACGTTCAGAAGGAATGGCGTAAGTCTATGGTTATCTACTTTCAGCGTGACAATAAGCGTAAGTCTAAGCGTTATGCAGTGAATGCTCAGCTTGCTCTTGCTGATATCTACAAAGACTATGAACGTATCTACTTTCCTCATAACCTTGATTTCCGTGGTCGTGTCTATCCATTGCCCTTGCTGAATCCTCAGGGCACTGACTTCTGCAAGAGTCTTATTGAGTTCGCTGATGGTGCTTCTTTAGGAGATTCGGGGGTAGCTTGGTTAGCTATCCAAGGTGCTAACTGCTATGGTCTCGATAAGAAGCCCTTAGAGGAACGTATTGCGTGGGTCTATGAGAACTCTGAGTTGATCCTCAGGACAGCTAAAGATCCTCTTACAGACCTCGAATGGACTGAAACAGATAGCCCTTGGGAGTTCCTAGCATTCTGCTTTGAATGGGCTGATTTCATGGAACAAGGTACAGATTATGTGTCTCATATCCCTGTTGCATTCGATGGATCTTGCAGTGGTATCCAGCACTTCTCAGCTATGCTAAAGGATGAAATTGGGGGTACTGCAGTTAACCTCGTGCCTGATGAGAAGGTTCACGATATCTATGGCATTGTCGCTGAGCACGTTAAGAAGGCTTTGCAAAAGGATGCCATTGATGGCACTGAAGACGAACTAAAGACTGCCGATGATGGTCAAGAGTATGTTTCTAAGGGTACTAAGTCTCTCGCTAAGGAGTGGCTTGCTTATGGAGTTACTCGTAAGGTAACCAAGAGACCAACTATGACACTCTCTTACGGTGCAAAGAAATATGGCTTTACTGAGCAGATCCTTGAAGACACTATCTATCCTTGTCTAGATCATCACCCTTTAGCATTCTCTAAACCTCGACAAGCTGCAACCTATATGGCTGATAAGATTTGGAATTCATTAGGTGAAGTTGTTGTCAAAGCTAGAGAAGCTATGGATTGGCTTCAGACTGCCTCAGGACTACTCGCTACGGACAAGAATATCAACGGAGAGAACCTTCCTACACAATGGGTAACTCCGAGTGGTTTCTTAGTTCGTCAAAGGTATCCTAAAGTTCGTCTGAAGAAACTTAAGACCTTCTGCAGCGGAACTATTCATGTGTCTGATGAATCGGGTGCTCCTGAGGAAGCTAAGGAAGCAGGGGAAACTTTTCAGATTAGTGTCTCAGAGGACTTAGGGGAAATCGATTCTCGTAAGCAGAAACAGGGTATCGCTCCTAATTATGTGCACTCTATGGATGCAAGTCACCTCATGTTGACTGTAGACGCTTGTGTTGATGCAGGTATCCATCAGTTTGCTATGATTCATGATTCTTATGGTTGTCCTGCGGGTCAAGGGAATCTGATGTTCTCTCTGGTAAGACAAGTCTTTGCAGAGACCTACAAGCAGAATGATGTGCTTCAGGATCTTCATGATCAGGTAGAGAACATGTTGTCTCCTAAGAAAGCTAAAGAACTTCCTCCTATCCCCAAGCACGGCAACCTAGACCTTGATGTAGTTAAGCAGTCTATGTATGCTTTTTGCTAGTATTTGATAATATAATCTGCATTACTAGAGAGAACCAAGGAACCTCTCTAGTCTTTCATTTAGAACACACACACACACTTATATAAGGAAACCATTTAAAATGATCGAACGTTACACTACTCCTAAGGGCTTTGCTCAGTATCCTCACCTGAAGGAGCCTGATATGAAGTTCAACCCTGATGGTGTCTTCAGTGTCACTATGCGCTTTGAGGGCATGACAGATGAGCTTAAGAAACTCATTGGTAAACTTGAGGCCATTCAAGACAAAGCATTTGATGAAGCAGTGTCTGAAGCTAATGCAATGAACAAGAAGAAGATCACTAAAGCTGATCTCTACCTTGAAGATGAGGAAGGCAATATCTACCTTAAGTTCAAACAGAATGCTGTAATTAAGAAGAAGGATGGGTCTACAGCTAACGTTAAGATTGCCCATTTTGATTCTAAGGGCAAGCCAGTGGACGTCAATGTAGGCCGTGATTCAGTGATTCGACTTAGCTTCACTGTAACGCCGTATTTCATGCAGTCTACTAAGACCGTAGGACTCAGCCTTCGTCCTGTTGCAGTACAAGTGATTAAGCTCAATGAGTTTGGAGGCAACTCTGCAGAGGACTATGGCTTCTCTTCTGATGAAGAAGGCTATGAAGCATGTACAACTGAAGCACCTTTTGACAGTCTTGATGAAGATGAAGTAGACTCTCGGAAGGCTGTAGGAGCCTCTGATTTTTAATCTATAGGAGTAACTAGGATGACTTTGGAAGAACTTGAGAACCACCTTGATATGGCTCAATGTACTCTTAATACTATGCAGGAAGTTGTGGAAGGACTTAAGGATAACCTTGAGGAACTTAAGGAGGAACATAAGGAACCTGAGTTTGACCTTTATGATTGGAACCCCTGTAACATCACAGTGCCTAATCATGTCCTTGCAGATCCAATGTTCGACTTTGCGGCTGTTCTCTTGATGCATAAAGACGTCTATGAGGAGTACAAAGACGAGGAAGAGGGCTATCCCGTTGATGCTGATGCTGTCAAGACTGGTAAGGTCTTTTTGGGGTACGCCTATTTCCCTCTTACTAATGGTAAGCTTGTTTTCAAGTACCCCAGTGAATCCCCAATCTTTAATGAGAAGGGGGAACACAAACTTGACCCCAATGATTACTATTTTAAGTACGTCTTTGGACGCAGCTAATGACTACCCGCAGTGCTGCATACAGCAAAGCTAAGAGGCACAATGCGGGTACCTATAGATCAGGACTTGAGGAAAAGAATTCAGAACTCCTCAAGTCCTTTTCTATTGATCCACACTACGAGGAACGGTACTTAGAGTATGTCGTTCCTCAGAGTACCCACAAGTACACTCCAGACTTTGTGTTACCTAACGGTATTATTATTGAGACTAAAGGCGTATGGGATTCTGAAGATCGGAAGAAACATTTATTAATTCGTGAGCAACACCCCGAGTTAGATATCAGGTTTGTCTTTAGTCGAAGCAAGACGTACATATACAAGGGATCGCCTACTACTTATGCTAGTTTCTGCAATAAATACGGCATCAAGTACGCTGATAAGCTTATCCCCGAAGAATGGCTAAAAGAGCCTCCTAAAGATATCCCTGAAGGGATCTTGAAGAACAAGACTAATAACAACAACAACAAGAGAATTAATAAATGACTACTACCTTTAAGGAACCCCTTATTGACTACCATAGAAACTTTGTTAAGTTCAAGCCTCGAAGTGCTACGGATTATCTGGTGGTTCACTGTAGCGCTACTCAAAATAACCCTGAGTACACTTGGAAAACTATTGATCAAATGCATAGACAAAAGGGGTGGCTAGGCATTGGCTATCACTTTGTCATTCTTACTGATGGAACTATTCAAAATGGTCGACCCATTGAAGCTATTGGCAGTCACGTTTTGGGTTATAATGATGATAGTCTTGGTATATGCCTTATTGGGGGGACTGATCGTAATGGTAAGTCTGTAGACAACTTTACGGTCAAGCAAAAGGAATCCCTTAAGAAACTCTTAGACTGGCTTAAGAGTAAGTATCCCAAGGCTCAGGTCTTAGGTCATCGGGATTTTCCGGGGGTAGCTAAAGACTGCCCTTGTTTTGATGTACAATCCTGGTATGGTCGAGGAGCTCTCTATATTGTCTATGAAGATGAGCATTCCTTAGATGGATGTAAGTTGTCTAAGGCTGATCTTTTAGAGGCTAATGGCACACTAGAGTTCACTAAGGGCGACCTTGTGAGAGTCCGATAATAAAATCTCCATTACTAGAGAGAGGCACTTTATGAGAACTTGGATATTGCTTGCAGTCTTTGCTTTAGGTGCCCTCTCGGGGTATAAGGTTGAAGACCTAAGGAACACAGCTAAGCTTGCAGAAATACAGGCTCAGCATCAAGTTAAGCAACAGGAGCTCATAGCTAAGAAAGATGAAACAATATCTCTCATACTTAAGAATTCGAGTGATACTACTGCTGAGCTCACTTCTCTTGGCAAGCGGATTGACAGGGTGCAGTACAACTTACGTATCACCGATAGATCAATCATCACGAATTCCGGAAGAGCTGATGCAAAGTCAGTCCAAGCGTGTAGACAGTTACTCGCAGAAAGTGCAGGACTTCATAGAGAGAGTCTTGAGATACTCAGAGACCTCAACACAAGACTAGAAGCTTTCATTAAACTTAACAGCAAAGGAGAGCTAAAATGATGGTATTTCCTGTGTGGGAGTTTCTGCTTGAAATTCTTTGGGCTTTTGCTTGTTTGACTATATTCTTCTTTTTGCTTGTAGGAATTATGCGACTCTATGTGACTATCTTTTTTGGCGAATAAAATATCAGCGACCATAGTATAATTGGATAATACTACATTCCTCTAAAGTGTACGATGGGGGTTCGAGTCCCTCTGGTCGCGCCAAATACTCAGAAGGCGATTGGTGAAACGGGTAGACACAAGTTACTTAAAATAACTCGGAGAAATCCTTAGGGGTTCGAATCCCCTATCGCCTACCAAAGCTATACCATAGTTAACACACTAAAGGAAACCAAATCATGGAACCTATTGAACGTAAATCAGACTGGAATTTTCCTGATGGGGATTCATACCGTGATGAACTCCATAGCAATCAGAAAGAGAAGTGGGAATATGAGTATGAGGAATTCCTAGATTCTGAAGATGACTCTGATGACGAAGATGAGGAGGATGATGAAGATGAGTGATGATATTTGTCATGCATACTGCGTAGGTAACTCTAAGGCTATCCTACGGGCACGCTCTAAAGGCCTATATACTTTTGAATTGGAGTATCCTCGGTTCATCCATAGTGAATTCATGACTCACCGTTGTTTGACCGCAGATACCGTTTTGACGTTTGATCTCCCTGCGGGAGCTTCAAAGAGCAAATATCACTCCTACACGATGACTCTTGGGGAGTTTTGGGATAAATGGGAAAACGGCAGTACTCCTCACGCTACCCGCTGGGGAGGAGTTCGACGGTATAATTTGCGAGGGCGTCTCAATAAAATGCGCCTGCGGGCCGTTGATGAATCTGCAATGGAGATTATGCATACAACAATTAAGGATTGTTGGAAGGTTGGCATTAAGCCTGTTTATCTTCTTTCGGCCGGAGACTATAAGGTAAAGTGTACCGCTGATCATTTGATCCTTACGGATAATGGTTGGAAGGAGCTTCAGGATATTGTTCCTTTCTGTGACAAGGTTTATTGCAATACTCGAAAGAAGTACGAGAAGCCCCCACGTGACCCTTATAAGAAAATTAATGGAATGTGGGTTAGTAGGTGGAACAAGCGGGTATTGCCTGAAGTGCTTAAGCAACAGAACGGCTGTTGTTATGCCTGTGGTTGCACTGAGGGTTCATTTGAGATTCATCACGTGATTCCGCGATATCAACATCCTGAGCTTGCTTTTGCCCTATCAAATGTCGTAGCACTTTGTCCCAAGTGTCATAAGGAACGCCACGCGGTTCAGGGGTGGCAAGGGGGAAGTCAATGTAATCTTCTTCCGGTTGAGGTTGATTCAGTTGAGTACGTGGGAGAGGAGGAAGTTTTTGATATTTCTGTTTCTTCTGACTATCATAACTTTTTAGCTAATGGAATAGTTGTGCATAACTGCTTTAGCCGGAATGCCTCTAGTTCACGTGCAGTTCCTGTAGAGAAGACAATTCAGAACATCTTGAATGAACCTTGGAAACCTTTGCATGTCTATAAGAACTGCAGAGGCATGCAAGGTAAGGAGCTTATGAGTGATGATGAGTATGATAGCTTCTGCGAACATTGGGATGATGCTAAACGCCAAGCTATCGAGGTCGCCCGTAAGATGATCAAAGAGGGGTTTCATAAGCAGCACATTAATCGTATCCTTGAGCCCTTCACTAAGATCAAGGTTATTGTCACTGCTACTGAGTGGGACAACTTCTTTAAGCTCCGATTGGCACGTGATGCTGACCCAGAGATTCAGGATCTTGCTAAGGCTATCAAGCTGGCTATGGACAACGCTGCAGAGTACATCTACGTCAACGCACTTGGTGGCTGTACGCTTCCTTATGTCAACATTGATGAGATAACAGCTATCGAAGATAGACGGATGCTTAAGCTTATTTCAGCTGCACGCTGTGCCCGAGTGTCTTATATCAATCACGATGGGTCTGCCCCAGATATTCTAAAGGATCTTAAGCTTGCTAAGAACCTTATTGAGAGTGGGCATATGACACCATTTGAACATCAGTGCAGGAGTATCTTTGAGGGTGATGCCTTTTACTATAACCTTCGTAATTTCCAAAGTGCACGCTATATGTTAGATCATGGAATCAACCTTTCTGCACCATGAGCCCTGTCCTAAGTGTGGTTCTAGTGATGCTCTTGCTGTTTTTAGTGATGGTCATAGGTATTGCTATAGCTGTCTCTCTTATTTTAGACCTACTGGGTCTATAGACACTAATACACCTGATAGGGGGGTAAGAATGCCATCAAACATGATTCCTTTAGGGGAACTACAGATTTCTGCATTACCTGCCCGAGGTATCACTAAAGACACTTGTTCTAAACTTAAGTACTACGTTGGGGAGTATAAGGGTAACCCTTGTCAAGTGGCTTGCTACTATGATGACAAGGGTTCTCTTGTAGGCCAGAAACTGAGATTCCCTGATAAGTCTTTTGCTGTACTCGGGAAGATCTCAGGGTGCCTCTATGGCTCTCAGTTATGGTCTAGTGGTAAGAAACTGATCATTACTGAGGGTGAAGTGGATGCACTCACGGTCTCTCAGGTGCAAGGCAATAAGTGGCCTGTTGTGTCCATCCCTAATGGTGCTCAAGCTGCTAAGAAATCCCTTGAGGCTAACCTAGAGTACTTAGATAACTTTGAAGAGATCATCCTAATGTTTGATATGGATGATCCGGGACGGAAGGCATGTGAAGAGTGCGCAAAAATTCTCCCTTTGGGTAAAGCGTATATTGCTAATCTCCCTCTTAAGGATCCTAATGAGTGTCTTAAGGCTGGGAAATCAAGTGAAATTATCTCAGCCATATGGAACGCTAAGCCTTACAGACCTGACGGAATTGTTTCAGGTCAAGATCTCTATGAGAAGTGTGTGGAAGGTCTTGATAGTCTTAAAGACAGTGTACCATACCCTTTACACGCTCTCCAAAGCAAGACCAATGGTGCTCGGCACGGTGAGCTATATGTCATCACCTCAGGATCAGGTATGGGCAAATCAACTCTCCTTAGAGAACTTGAGTTCTTCTTTGGTGTCACTAAAGGCGAGGCTTGTGGCGTTGTCGCTCTTGAAGAGTCTACAGCAAAGACAGGACTTGAACTTATGTCGCTATTTCTTAATAGACGTCTTATCCTTAACGTGGACAACGGCAGTGTACCTAAAGAGGAACTCAAGAGCGCATTTTATGCAACTATTGGCAACGGAAAGTTCTACCTGTACGATCACTTTGGATCGCTTGATTCTGGGAATCTGCTTAGTAAGCTTAGATACATGATCGTAGCCCTAGGATGCAAAAGAATCTTCCTAGACCATATCTCTATTGTTGTCTCTGGTATGGACAATACGGACGATGGTGGAGAACGTAAAGCTATTGACAAACTAATGACAAACCTTAGATCCCTTGTTGAAGAAACAGGGTGCACCATGTATGTCGTTAGTCACCTTAAGCGCCCCGATAAGAAGGGTCATGAAGAGGGTGCTCAGGTATCCTTAAGTCAACTTAGGGGCTCCGGAGCTATCGCTCAGCTTGCAGATATGGTAATTGGCCTTGAGAGGAACCAACAGGGTGACAACCCTAATGTCATGACTGTAAGGGTCTTAAAGAATCGCTTTAGTGGGCTGACTGGGGTAAGCGGTTATCTCTACTATGATTCTGAAACAGGTCGTCTTAAGGACTACGATTGTCCATTTGAGGATGACTTGGGTGACTGCTCATTCTAATTATTTATTGGCAAAGCTATAGAAGGATATAGAAAATGCTCAAACTATACGACAAACATATTATTACTGATATCGAAACCAATGGTCTCTTGGATACCGTAACTAAATTCTGGTGCGCATGGATCTACGATAGTGCTACTCAGGAATACAAAGGTTATAAGGCTTTAGATGAATACATTGATGCTCTTAATGTATATGGCACTAGCGGTTATAACTTGGTATTTCACAATGGTATCAAGTACGATGTGCCCTGTCTTAAGCGACTATCAGGTAAAGACTTTGTATTTGATCCTCGGGATTGTGTTGTCGATACACTTGTCTATGCTCGTTTAGTTTGGAGCAACATTAAAGATCTTGATATGGGCTTAATTCGCTCTGGGAGGCTTCCTAAGGAGCTCTTTGGTTCCCACTCATTGAAAGCCTATGGCTATCGCATGCGTGAGCTCAAGGGCACCTACGGGGAGACTGAGGAGGCTTGGGACAGCTTCTCAGAGGAGATGTACAAGTACAACCATCAGGACGTTGTGGTAACTAAGATGCTCTTTGATAAACTTATGGGCAAAGGTTATCCTTGGGAGGCTGTACAGCTTGAGCATGATATTGCTTGGGTGATGGCTAAGCAGGAACGTAATGGCTTTGTCTTTGATAAAGATAAAGCTGTAGCGCTGTACAGTAAGCTTGCAGGTCGAAGAGATGAGTTGACTAAAGAGCTACAAGAGAGTGTCCCTCCCCTGTTGACTGGCTATAAGACCTACAAGAGGGACAACGCTAAGCGAGGCATTAAGGCAGGGGTACAGTACCCAGTGTATGAAGTCTTTAATCCCAATAGTCGGCAACAGATTGCTAAGGTTCTCATTGAGCAAGGTTGGGAACCACAAGAGGTGACCGATACGGGATTGCCTAAGGTAGACGAAGAGACACTAAAGACTGCTATGAATATCCCAATGACTAGCAAGATCCTAGAGCTTCTCTTGTTGAATAAACGTATTGGCCAGCTTGCTGAGGGAAGCAATGCGTGGCTAAAGTTAATGAAGGAGGATCCTGATGGCTACATCCGTATTCACGGGAGTGTTAACCCTAATGGGGCTGTCACTGGCCGTGCAACTCATGCTTATCCTAATGTTGCACAGGTACCTGCAGGGAGATCTCCATATGGGGAGGAATGTAGGTCTCTTTTTAGAGTACCTACTGGATGGTATGAAGCTGGCATCGACGCTTCAGGTCTTGAGCTTAGGTGCTTTGCTCATTTTCTCTATCCTTATGACCATGGGGAATACGTGAATGAGATCTTGAATGGTGACATTCATACCCATAACCAGAAGATGGCAGGGTTGCCTACAAGAGACAACGCAAAGACGTTTATTTATGGCTTCCTTTATGGAGCAGGCGATGCCAAGATTGGCGAGATCGTTGGTGGATCTTCGGCTGATGGTAAGCGCCTAAAGGAGAAATTCTTTCAGTCTGTCCCTGCTATTAAGCAACTTCGACAAGACATCGAGAGAACTCTCATTACATCCTCTGAGTGGATCGGAGGGACGCATAAAGTTAAGTGGCGTAAGCGTTGGCATCCTGATAGTCCTCAGCTTGAGATCACTCATTGTGTCTTAGGTTTGGACAGACGGGTGATCTATGTTCGCTCTGAGCACTCAGCTTTGAACACCTTATTGCAATCTGCAGGAGCACTCATTTGTAAGAAATGGGTATGCCTTGTAGAAGAGAACATGCGTAAGGCTGGCTATAGGCACGGCTGGGATGGTGACTTCGCTATGATGGCGTGGCTCCATGATGAGACCCAAATAGCCTGTCGCACTAAGGAGATCGCTGAAGACTGCGTAAGGATTGCTCAAGAATCCATGAGACAAACTCAGGAATTCTTTGGGTTCCGTTGTCAACTTGATACAGAAGGGAAGATTGGTCACAATTGGAGTACATGTCATTAAAAGGGAGTAACCAACATTTTACAGGAGCGGCTAGTGAGCTGTATGTAGCTTATAAGGCCACTGAAAGCGGGTTTATTGTTAGTTACCCATTGTTCACTCAAAGTAAGTACGATTTGCTTATCGATATTGGAAGTAAAATTCTTAAAGTTCAAGTAAAGAAGGCTACAAAATCAGCTACCATGGGGCATAAGTCAATGAGCTTTTCAATATTCTCTGATGACTCTAAATCTTATTCTTACCTCAATAAACACACGTTTGAAGACTTTTCGAAGGATATAAATGGAAAACACTGGTATGACTAAAGAAACTAAAGCAGCACTGTTGCGGGACTACAAGGCTCCTAAGGAACCTCTTAATCACATTCACATTGCGTGGAAGTGGAAGGTTAAACATGATGAGTATGGGACTGTCCCTGCTTATGGGGCTGTAGTCTCCCTCAACGGCAAGATTATTCTTAACTATGAGCCAGAGCCTGAGACTTGGAAGGATTGGTCTCCTGAAGAGATCATTCATGACTTGCTCCTAAAGCTTGGCTATAGTGTGACTTCGGATGTAACTACTGAGGATGATGAAGAGGTAGAGAACCGTGAAGATGCCTGAGTACTTCTATACGTTTGATGAGGAAACTGGGGATCCCATTATTCACCGTTATAACGCTACTATTGGACACTATTGCAACGCTCTAGTGTACATTGGTACACTTCGGCCTAAACTTCAGTCAGACTATTGCCGATACAACGCTAAAATGATTGCAGAGATGGCCTCTAGAGGTCACATTACGTGCATCGATAAGACTACCCGACTGGCAGGCAACCGGTGGTTCCTAACCCCTGAAGGCCAAGACCTTGCTTCCTCTTATGTCAACCCGTAGTAAAGAATATATTGGGCTAATAGATGGAGACCTATTAGCCTATAAAGCCTCCTCAGCTGTTCAAAAGGATATCTATTGGGGAGATGGTCTCTATACGTGTCACGCTTATTTGGATGATGCAATAGATCAATTCAAAGAGCTAATTGGGGATATTAAAAACACACTAAAGACAAACCATAATGTACTAATGACTGCTTATTCGTTTGTCTTTAGTGACCCTAATGACAACTTTAGAAAACATCTAATGCCAGCTTATAAAAGCAATAGACAAGATAAAAGAAAGCCTACTTGTTATAATGCTTTAGTGGAATGGATTAGAAATAACTATGATTCTAAATCTAGTGAGTCTTTAGAGGCTGATGATGTAATTGGCATTAACAGCACTTTAGATACCACCTTAATTGTGTCAATGGATAAGGATTTCAAAACTATTCCTTCTCATTTTTATAGAGTGAATGAAGATGAAATCTATTTAATTGATACAGCTAAAGCTAACTATTGGCATATGTTTCAGACACTCGTAGGAGACACTGCTGATAGTTATAAAGGTTGTCCGGGGGTAGGTTCAGTGAGAGCTGAGAGGATCCTTAAGGATGTACCTCAGGATAAACTATGGGAGACTGTAGTCAACACCTATAAGAAGGCAGGCCTCACTGAAGAGGATGCTCTGTTGCAAGCTAGAGTAGCCTATATTCTTCGCTCTGGGGACACTAAAGATACCCTTTGGACCCCTGATAAAATCGTCCCTATAAAGACAACTCATAGTTGAGAATAAAATCACCCTCCTTAGGAGATAGACAATCATGAAAAATGATTCTATGAAAATTGATATTAAAGACACTACCAAAAGTGACCCTGATGCTCCCATTTTTGACAACTTTCCAGCTGTCCCAAAGGAGCTCTTAGATGGACTTAAAGAGATCTTTGATATCCGCAAGATGATCCGTTATAAGCCTACCATTGATTACTGTGGTGGTGTACAGGATGTACTTGACTTCCTTGAAAATAAGTTCAATGAACAAAACCATATTGAAGATATTGGAGAATAGATGGGTTCACTCTTCTCAAAGCCTAAGGTTCCTGAAGTGAAAGTTCAGGCACCTGCTTTAGATAACCCTGTAGTTGAACCACAGGAACCTGAGTTAGGAGCTCAGGAGACTGAGGAACAGAAAGCTAGAAAGGGTAAGAAAGGTCTTAAGGTATCCTTAGATAAAGCTAAGGGTGTAGGCACTAATGTGCTGTAAAAATTAATAAGGAATGAATACTATGGGGGACTATAGGGGGTCTATAGGTAAACTTTATGTTAAACCTATTGTAGACTTAAAGACAGCTATGGAGGCTTTAGATAAGTGTATGGGGTCTATTATAGATAATCCTAATAACTTATCCTTCATAAGAAACTTAGATAAAGACTATATTAGGTCTTTTATTAAAGATGTAGTATTAGACAATAACCAATATGATTATCGTATTATTGGTTTCTATAGTCAATCTACAGATGAACTAGTGGGATGCTGTTTGTTATCCTATGGTTACCCTTGGTATTCTAATAAGCAAAGAATCCTTAATGAAGAATGGACAGTCTCATTTAAAAGAGGTGCAGGTATTGCTAGAGCATTGTCTGATTATTTAATTGGTTGTCTAAAGAATGATGAGTGTGACTACATTCAAACTGGGAGTGTCAATGATTGGTGTGCTCCAATGTTAAAGAATAGTTATGTCTCTAAAGGATTCCGTATTTATAATTGCTATTATTTAAGTAAAGAGGATATTAATGGGTTCAATTAAGAAAGCCTTTAAGAAAATAGTTAATTTCTCCACTGGTGGCCTTATTGGTGGCCACAGTAACTCTGGTCAATCGACTACTGGAGCACCTGCTCCTGAGTTAGGGGTTGTGAATGCAGATACGACTAACACTACTGAAGCAGAATCAGAGAAGCAACAGTTGGTTAAGGGTAAGAAGAGAGGCAAGAAGTCTCTTAAGGTTAACATGACTGGTGTTGGGGGTACGGGACGTAATATTGTGTAATAATGGCAGAAACTAAACTAGATAATCAAACTACTGAAGGTGCACAAAAGGTATACGAAAGATTATCTACGGACAGAGATCAGTATACCCAGAGAGCAGAGAAGAATGCTACCTATACTATCCCTCAGTTATTCCCTAAGGAGTCTGATGATGGTGGTACCGCCTATACAACTCCTTATAACTCCATTGGGGCAAGAGGTCTCAATAACTTAGCATCTAAGCTTTTGTTGTCTTTACTTCCCCCTGGCCAGCCTTTCTTTAGACTGGGGTTAGACACTGCATCTAATGAGGCACTACAGGCATCTGGGAACGATCAGGTAAAGGATACCATTGAGTACGGCCTGTCTATGATGGAGGCTGCTATGGTGAAGTATATGGAGCACAATGGTCTTAGACCTACGCTCTTTGAGTGCATCAAACAGCTCATTATTGCAGGTAATGCTTTGCTCTTCCTTCCTCCTCTTGAGGGCGGCATGAAGTGCTACACATTGAGAAACTATGTGGTTGAGCGAGATGCTATCGGTAATGTACTTCAGATTGTCGCTAGAGATACTTTAGCTCAGGGGACTGTTCCTCCGAGCGTCTTAAATCTCTTAGGCAACGCAGGCAATGAGGTTAATAAGTCTGAGAAGGTTAACATCTACACTCATACTTATCTGGTACGTGGGGATACACTAGAGGGATCCACTTGGGAATCCTATCAGGAAGTAAATAATACCATTATCCCCGGATCAGAACAAACGTATCCCTATGGCAAATGCCCTTGGATCCCCGTGAGATTCACTAAGAAAGACGGGGAATCCTATGGTCGATCTTTTGTTGAAGACTACCTTGGTGACTTGATCTCTTTAGAGAACCTTCAGCATGCCATTAACGATATGGCTATGATTTGTGCTAAGGTGCTGTACCTTGTGTCTCCTTCCTGTCAGACCAATATCAAGGCTCTTACTAAGGCTGAGAATGGTGCCTTCGTAAGAGGTCGACAGGACGATATTGTTGCAATGCAGACAAACAAACAGACTGACCTTCAGGGCTGCTATGCGGTATCTCAGGGTATCGAACAGAGATTGTCTTATTGCTTCATGCTGTCTAGCACTACTGCTCAAATCACAAGAGACAGGGTTGACATACTAGCTCTGTATAAATTCTATTAATTCGGTGGAACTCCCTCAGGGACAATACCGAGCTTATCAGGCGTTTAACTCTATGAGAAATGCTAAACTAAATGACTATTTACCCTTTCCCTGCAAGCATCTTTACACCATCTACGAGGATGGCAGGATTCACAATGATACTAATGGCAAGTGGATCCGTGGCACATCCATTGATAATCACAATAGATACGTAAAGATCCACCTAGGGACTGATGAAGCAGGAAAGTTTTTACCTCTTCATAGATTAGTAGCTCAAATTTTTATTCCTAATCCTAATAACTATCCTCAGGTTAACCATATTGATGGCAACCGTTACAACAATGCGGCTAGTAACCTTGAATGGTGTACAGCTAAGCAGAATATACGACACTGTTGGGATACCGGTTTGCACATGAGGCAACACGGGGAAATGATTGGAACCTCTAAGCTTACTGATGAGGAGGCTAAGTGGGTTTACTCATTCAGAGATTTAGGGCTTACTCCTAAGCAGTTTGTTAATCGCTATAGGTTCTATAAGATTAATTTAAATAGCGTGCGAAGTATTTGGCAAGGAAGAAGTTGGGCTAGGGTGACAGGTCACAGTAGTTTAAATAAGTGTAACGACTAGGCGAAAGCCGTAGGGTACAAGCGTACTCGAAACATAGAATCCTTTAGGAAAGATATAGTCTATTCTATGTAGCAATACATAGGCGGGGTGTAGCGAGCCCCCACAATACAAAAGAACAGCAGAAGAAATCAGATACATGGCTCAGGAACTTGAGGATACCTTAGGGGGTGTCTATAGTCTCCTGTCTCAGGAACTTCAGTTGCCTTTAGTGTCCTGTATCTTTAATCAGATGCAGTCTAATGGCAGTCTTCCGACTATCTCTGAGCAGTTTGCTACCATTGAACCTACAGTCATCACCGGTGTTGATGCCTTAGGTCGTGGGCATGACTTTGCTAACTTGTCTCAGGCACTCCAGGTACTTGCACAGTTCCCTGATATCATGCAAATGATCAATCAACAGAACTTAGCAATGCGCATCTTCACGAGCGCCCAGATTGATGCAACAGGTCTCGTTAAGTCTCCCGAACAGGTTGCTCAGGAACAGCAGGCTATGATGGAGCAGTATGCGGCACAACAGGGTGTTGATGCTCAGGCTCAGATGGCAATTGACAACAACAAAGCTCAACAGGAACAGGGGGTGTAACAGGTGAGCGAAGAAACAACAAACTTGAATAGTGATGGTCTTAGTGTCGACAATGGGGTTGACATTATGATCTCAGGAACTCAGCAGCTCTCTCTTGATGGAGATGAAGCCTCAGGGCTTCTTAAGGAGGGTGATGCTGTCCCTGTAGAGGAACCTCAGGAGGAGCCTCAGGAGGAGCCTCAGGGCGAACCTCAGGGCGAACCTCAGGTTGCCCTTAATGATAAGATTGAGAAGCACACGAAGACCTTAGATGCTCTTGGTAAGGATCTTAAGGCTAAGGGTGTGGACTTCAATCAGGCCATTAAGGAATACAATGAGTACGGTGCCTTGTCTAGTAAGACTATGGCTGACCTTGCTCAGGCAGGTTATCCTGCAGAGGTCATTGAGGGTTTCATTGAATCACGACAGAATCTTGAGAGTGAGTTCACTAATGCTGTCTATAGTGCGGCAGGCGGAGAACAGACGTACAACAAGGTTATTGAGTGGGCTCAGGGGAACCTCTCTAATAAGGTTCTGAGTTCCTTTAATCGAGCTATTGACAACAACAATCTTGAAGCAGTTGCCCTTATGTTTGAGGGTATGAAAGCTAAGATGATTGCTAAGCAAGGTACACGTAATCCTACTATTATGGGAGGTGGGGTTACCAATGGAGGCTATAAGGGCTTCTCAAATAAGCAGGAAGTAGTGGAGGCTATGAGTGATCCTCGCTATGGTACTGACCCCAATTACACTAGAAGTGTGGAACTTAAGATGTTCTATACTCCTCTGTAAGGTACCCATAATAAGCATTTCCTAATAACAATAAAATAACTACAATAAGAATATAATAATATGGCTGCGTTAAACGCTACTTCTATTTCCAATCCTGGTCAGAACCTGAGTGCAGACGATCGTGATGCGTTGTTCATGAAGATCTTCTCCGGTGAAGTCCTTACGGCTTTCACGAGAACGTCTGTCATGATGGACAAACAGATTGTTCGTACTATTCCGCACGGTTAAGTCTTGCTGTGCCTAAAGTTCTTTAACTTCTGGAAAGCTAAGGGGTAACTCCTAAGCCAATCAGAAGCCAAGCCCTATCGAAAGAAGGGAAGGTTCAACGACTAGTTTTATAACGTAGGGTACCAAGTGGTACTCGAAATGGGAACAACAATTGCGTAAAAATATTAAAGAAGCTCTCGAAAGAGGCTGGAAGATTTGTGCTACTTGTGGACAGAAGAAACCTGTAGAGGACTTCTACATCCGCAAGGATAAGCAAAAGAATGGTGAAGAATACATCAGTATTCGAAACTCGTGTAAAGAATGTGTGAAAGCTAAGATCCGTCTTAGAGCTACTGGATGGTCTCCTGAAGACTACGAAAGAGCTTGGATCTTGCAAGGTGGTAAATGTGCTATTTGTGGATGTGAGCTTGGCAGTTCACGCTATACAAAACCTTCGGCAGACCATGACCACAAGACAGGTAAACTACGAGGCATTCTTTGTATGCAGTGCAATACTGCAATAGGTCTTCTTAAGGATTCTCCTTATAGATTAGAAAGTGCTATCCGATATTTGGAAGAGCATGGGAACAATTGTTAAGATATAGTCTGAACATACGGGAAACCGTATGCTGAATAGGATTTTACAGCGTCCTATTCGGAGCATAGAGTAACGTCTATGTGAAACATGAAGCATTGAAGAGTGCTTCGTTCGCTGTCATGGGTCGCACCCACGCTAAGTATCTTACCCCGGGTAACTCCTTAGATGATCAGCGTAAGAAGATGGAGAACACGGAGCGAGTGATTGCTATCGATGGTCTCCTCACGGCTGATGCTCTTATCACGGATATCGATGATGCAATGAATCACTATGATGTCCGTACGGAATACTCGAAGCAGCTTGGTGAAGCTCTTGCTCAGGCATTCGACTGTGCCTCTATCAATGAACTTGCTAACACGGGTGCTAAGGGCGCCGATGGTATGCCTGAGAACATCCCTGCTAATACTGCTCTTGAAAATCCGGGTACGGGCAAGGCATTTGAGTATGTTACGGGTAAAGATGAAACTACGACTATGGAGTATGGCAACATCCTCCTTCAGGGTCTGATTGATGCCCGTGCTCAGTTTACGAAGAATTGGGTTCCGGCAGGTGACCGTTATTTCCTTGTCTCCCCCGAAGGTTATTCGGCTATCTGCCGTGCCCTCATGCCGGATGCCGCTAACTTTGCTGCTATCTTTGATCCGAACACGGGTCGACTTCAGAATGTCTGTGGCTTCCAGATTGTGGAAACCCCGAACTTCTTGAACAATGGTGTTGATGGTAAGCACGCTCTTAAGGCTCAGATCTCTACGGCTGTCCTTCAGGGTATCGCCTTCCACCGTTCCGCTGTGGGTGCCCTTAAGCTTAAGGATCTCGCTATGGAACGTGCTCGCCGTGCCGAATATCAGGCTGATCAGATCATCGCTAAGATGGCTGTGGGTCACGGTGGTCTTCGACCGGAAGCTGTGGGTCTCTTCGTTAAGACTGCTCAGGTAGGTGCGTAATGTACTCGGAATCCGACATTAAGGATTCCTATTTCTATATCAACGGGGGCTCTAAGAAAGGCTCCCGTTTGACTGTAGAAGAGAAAATCAAATTAGGTTTAGTTAAGGCTCCATCGGAACCCGTTGCTAAACCTAAGGCGGTCTCTAGGAAGCCTAAGATCCCCGCTGCTCCCAAATAATAATTATAATAACAACAACAACACACTACAAAGGATAAATTATGATTGTCACTCCCTCTAATAAACTAGATGCAGTGAATGAGATTTTATCTGCTGTAGGCTCTAGTCCCGTTAACTCACTTGAAGATGAACTGAATGTTGACGTTCTGAATGCCGTGAGGATTCTTGAGAGTGTCTCTAAAGAGATTCAATCAAGAGGATGGGACTTTAATATTGAAGATTCAGTAGCTTTATTGCCGGACGCTGATACTAACTTAGTCCCCTGCCCTAATAATTACCTTAGGTTTGTCAGCAGTGGATATAAGTTGATCAGACGATCCGGCTATTTTTTCGACATTCTCTCGCAGACCAATGAGTTCCCTGAAGGTTTGACTTTAGATACTCTAGTGAGAGGCTTAGACTTTGAAGAGTTGCCTGAGGTATTCCGTAAGTTTATCACGTGTAGAGCCGCTAGAATCTTTCAGATGAGATACCTCACTTCAGATGACCTTAATACTCATTTGATGACTGAGGAATCTAGTGCCTATGCAGATATCATTGACTATGATCTAACTACGGGTAACTATAATATCCTCAATGATGACCAATACATTTCTCAGTATATCCAGAGGAGCTAATAGGGATGCCATTAGTATCGCAATCAATAGTATCCTATAAGGGTGGCGTATCTCAGCAACCGGATATCATTAGGTTTGGTGATCAGGTAGAGGAGCAGATCAATGGTTTCTCTAGTGAAGTCGATGGCCTGCAAAAGAGACCTCCTACAGTTCACATTAAGAGACTTGGGGATAGAGTAGACCCACTTACTACTAAGTACCATGTTATCAATAGAGACGAGAATGAGCGGTATATCTTGGGTATGTCTAATGGTTCCCTTAAGGTCTGGGCTTTTGATGGGACTGAAAAGAAAGTTGTTATTGACAATGATGCTAGTTACCTTAATGTATCAGACGCTAATGATGACTTTAGAGCAGTCACTGTTGCGGACTATACGTTCATTCTGAATCGTGGTAAGACCATTGGTATGTCTAGCTCCACTACCTCACGGTCTGGCAAAGATACTGCACTAGCGTACATTAAAGCTGCCTCCTATGCTAAGACCTATGCTCTGTTCATGGGCAGTACCTTCATGTGTGGCGTGATCACTCCCGATGGTGGTGAAGCTAAGCAGGCTATACAGACTACCACAGCCTTCATTGCAGAGAAGCTTGTAGATCTTGCTACAGGTTCTCAGGGAGCCTCTGGAGGTGGCACTAGCTATGAGTGGCTTTTGGATCACCTTGGGGGCACTGCATCAATGCTGTATGCTAAGAACCCAAGCTTTGATTTCTCTAGGTACAACTTTAGTGTCTTTGGTGACTCTGTAATCTCTGTTCAGTCTAAGAATGATTGGTCTATGCCTAATGTTGTCGTTAAGGATGGCTTTGGCAACACTAACGCATATGCTTTAAAGGGCTACGTTAACAGTGTCTCTAAGCTTCCCCCAGCGGCACCTGATAACTACATCATGCGTATCAAGGGGGAGACTAACTCAGCTAATGATGATTACTACGTTAAATACAGTGAAAGCAAGAATGCTTGGCTAGAGTGTCCTGCCCCAGGGATTACCTGTCAGTTTGATTACTCTAGTATGCCTCATGCTCTCGTAAGAGAATCTGATGGTTCCTTTCATTTTAAGAGACTTACGTGGGCTGATAGAGCAGTAGGTGATGAGGACAGCAACCCTGCACCTAGCTTTGTAGGAGAGACACTGAATGATATGTTCTTCTACAGAAATCGCTTAGGATTTATTAGTGGTGAAAATGTTATCCTTAGTGCCTCCGCAGATTTCTTTAATTTCTGGTTTAGATCCGCAGCTGCTATTGCTGATACTGATCCAATTGACCTTGCTGTATCTTCAAACAAAGTCTGTATTCTAACACATGCAGTTCCGTTCAGCAGGGAACTAATGTTGTTCTCTAGAGAGGGACAGTTCGTTCTCTCTAGTGATGGCGTGCTGACTCCTAAGAGTGCTAAGGTTGACCAAATTACTTCGTTTGATTACAGTGATGATGCTCAGCCTTTAGGTGTAGGACAAAGTATTTTCTTTATCTCTAACAGAGTTAACTATTGCTCTCTTATGAGATACTATACGGTACAGGACGTAGCTGATCTTAAGGATGCTGAGGACGTAGCTGCACATGTTCCTACGTATATTCCTAAGGGAATCTTTAGGCTCTCTGGTAATACTTCAGACAATGTAATCACACTGTGTTCACGTACTCATCCTAACACTGTATGGGTCTTTAAGTACATCATTCAGAACTCCCAGAGTATGCAACAGTCGTGGTGCAAATGGACGTTCCGATATGAAGGTACTCAGGTTCTCCTTGCAGAGTTTGTAGGCTCTGAAATCTACTTCCTGATCAACACTGAAGGCGGACTGTTCTTAGAGAAGAGTGCGCTCACAGGGCAGGCAGTGGACTTCTCTGATGAACCAGTGAGATACTTTATGGATCGTAAGGTACGCTATGTAATTCCTGAGACCAATAAGTACAGTGACTTCAACAATTATACTGAAGTGTCCCTAAAGGATATCTACGGTGCTGTTCCTAAGATTGGCTCAGCTACGTACTGTCTCGTAGGTACCGATGGCTATTATCATCAGGTCTCTGAGTGGGATTCTAATGGGGTCTTTAGGATTACTGGGGATCTCCGAGGAAAGACTTACTTCGTAGGTAGACAATATGAATTTGATGTAGTGTTGTCTAGACCAATGATCAAGAAGACTACTTCTGATGGTGCATTAGTCTCTGAAGATGAAGGCAGACTGCAACTTAGATACTACTGGTTTAACTATAGTAACTCTGGTACCTTTAGTGTCTCTGTAGATAATGATGTCAAGAATAAGCACTTCAAGTACACTTGTACATCTAATGTCTTAAGTGAGTCTCCGTTGGTGTTGGGAGCCTATAGAGTAGCAACAGGTAAGTTCAAGTTCCCTGTGCAGGACAATAGTGCTGAAGTCAAGATTACAGTTACTTCAGATAACCCAATGCCCGTGAACCTTATCTCGGGTGGTTGGGAAGGTTATTACATTCGGAGGAACTCTCAGACGTGAAGAAAGGTTTAACACTTAAGAGAGCCATTAGGGGTGCCCTGCCCAGTATGGCACCTATGGAGCAAGAGATTGGCAAAGGGCTTGTTATGGCTACTCTGTCTCTTCCTGAGGCGCCTATTGAAGTAGAGCATTTCCTTTGGGCAGGATGTTACGTTAGAACCTTTCTCTTAAGAAAAGGGGAGATTGGTGCAGGTACATTCATTAAGATCCCTACAGTGGTTATCGTTAGTGGTAACTGTAAGGTTGTCGTAGGGGATCACCTAGAGGAGATCTCTGGGTATTCTGTATTGAAAGGTATGGATGGCCGTAGGCAGGTCTTTAGTGCCTTTGAGGACACCTACATTACAATGTTCTTTGCTAGTAACGCATCTACTGTAGAGGAAGCAGAGAAAGAGTTTACTGATGAGTGGCAGTTATTAACTAACAATAGAGAGGAACTATGTCAGGAATAATTGCTGCAGGTGCAGTAATCGGTGCAGTTGCAGGTGGCGGCAGTTCTTTATGGCAGAAATCAAAGTACAACAGATCTCTCACTAAAGCATTCAAGAAACAGATGTACTATGCTCAGATGAACTACAATTGGAATCAGAACCAATTGACTAGACAAGAGCAGAGTGCATATGACAGCGCAGTGAGCAACCTATTTCAGTTGTCTTATAATGCCCTACAGAACAATGCTGCAGTTGAAGCTTCATTGGCTGAGACAGGCTACGAAGGACGTACTTCAGGACAAATTAAGAGATCCATTTCAGGTGCAGTGCTTCGACAAAAGACTGCCCTTAAGGATGCCTATGAGACTGATGTAGTGAACATTAGATCTCAAAAGGATGCTCTCTATGTTCAAATGAAGAACTCTGTAGAACAAGCCAGAGATCAACTCAAGAGCCAATATAAGGGGGGCATTAGTTACCTTATGGAATTCCTTGATATCTCTGCTAAGGGTGCCGCTATTGGTGCGTTCACTGCAGGTGCAGGCAGTGCCCTTGCGGGTGCCGCAGGCGGAGCCGCAGGTGGTACCGGTGGTTCTATTGCAGGCACTGTAGGCGGAGAGACAGTTCTTGCAGGTACCTCTAGTGTTGGGGGCTCTGCGGGTCTCTCAGGTGCCGCAGGTGCCAGTGCTTTAGGTACCTCTACAGCAGGTGTTACTACCTCTGCTTCTACTGCAGGTACCGGAGGCAGCTTTATGAGTAACTTTATGACTAACTACAGCACTATGAAGACACAGAACCAAGGCATGTTTAACTTCCTTGATTATCTGCAGAAGGCAACAGGCTCTATTAATCAGGGCTTTAATGGTGGTAGACGAGGCTCCTATGGAGGATATTATTACTAATGGCTTATGAGAACACTTCAGGTACCTCTTCAGTTAAGTCCCAGTTTGGCCAGTGGCAGTACTTCAATTCTAGCTTAGCTAAACTAGGGTCATATAAAGGTGCCTCATTAAACATCCCTGAGAAGACTATTCAGCCTGAGGAACGCAACTGGGCTGAATCATTAATGCATGCCTTTAAGGGTATCGGTAGAGCTACTGAGGACTACTTTAAATCTGAGACTGATAGAAAGAATAAGCTTGTTGATGAGTACCTGCAACAGCATTCTCTTGAGGATTACCAAAGAGATATTCAGGATCATGCAGTGCCATTCCAAGATGACCCTATTGCTATGTCTCGTCTCAAGTACATGCATGGCAAGATGGCTTACTCCATTGCTAAGCAGGACTTTGAGAGAGAGGTTATCGACAAGAATCTGCTTAAGGATATGTCTCCTGAGCAGATTGATGCTGAGGCTTTTAGATACTTCCAAGAATCTAAGAGTGATATGTTGGAAGCCTTTGGGTACGATGATTCTGATGAGTACTTCCGCAGGGGCTTCTATGAGACTTCTCCTCAGGGTCGTGTAGGGTTCATTGCTAAAGCTCAGGCAGTAGACAACAATGAGAAAACTCAGGCATCTATCTTAGCAGAATCAGCTAACTTTAGTGCACTCATTAATGATCCTAATGCTAACTATAAGAGCATTGTAGGAGTCTTTGATCAGGTCTACGATACTGTAGGCGTCCACTATACCCCTGATCAACAGAAGCAGCTGATTGACAACATGATCACTATGGTAGCTAGTCGTTCTGATGGTGTTCAGCTGCTCGAACAGTTGGGTGACTATACTCCTCCCTATGCTAAGAACGGGGAGAGTCTT